CACTGTCGGGTCTTTGAACCACGCCTGCCACTTCAACAATGAATGTCGCATTGACTGATGATGCTGGTGCTGGACTAAGCGTGAAAGAAGTGTGGCCGTCTGCAACCGTTCCCGCCGTCCCTGCTCCAAGGTTAAATTCCCAGTTCTGGGCCACCGAAGGTGAGTTGGTGGCATTTGAAACGAGAGCGGAGAGCTGGCCAAACGAAACAGCGTGGGCCTCATCAGCCCCATCTTTGAGGTTAATGATCTGCTGATTACCAGCGTCATACTGCCCAGTGGCAAGCAACGGCAATGAACCTGTACCCGCATCAATCTGCTCCTGAAGAACATAGAGAAGCTGATCTGAGTTCTCGTTGAGGTCTTCAGCACGGAGCAGGGATGAGTTGGTGAATGTTGTCAGCAGGTTGTCAGAAGGCGTGACACGCTGCACTCTGATCTTGTTGGCACCTGTAGGGAAGCTACTCACACACGAAGAGAAGTTAATGGTGGTGGTACCCGTACTTACACTGACGGTGAAGGTAGTGCTGTCCGTCTGGAGGAAAGTCACTGACTCACCTGATGAGGTGTTTGAAACCACAATCTTGAGGTGGGCTGTCTCTAGGTATTCAAGGTCGTTGTTTGTAAAATTTAGTGTTGTACTGGGAGATGTGTAGTTCACATCAATGTAGCTATTAGCCATGGTGGCTCCTTATCGTTGTTTATCGGGTAGATCTAAGGCTTCTTGCAACTCGGATAGAGCCTTGTTCATCAAAATTGTGTTTCTCAGGGGTACGTTACGTAGAATACTTCTCAGTTCGTCGTTAGTAAGTTTGTTTCCTACTCTTCCTCCTGAAACAGCTTCCAAACCTGCGGCACCAAGTTCCATGAGTGCCTTTCCTCCTCCTGTCAGGAGAGAACCAACGGGCGTATTTTCTAAGTTAAGGAAACCTACCCCATATCCACTTGTTCTATATGTGTTGAACAGATCTTGTTCCTCTGGGTCAATCATTTTAGTGAGGGGACTGAGAACCATTGGCAGGGCACCAGATGGTCCTGATCGAATGACACCTGCAATTAGGAGGTTGGGTATTTTGATTCCAAGATACTCTTTAGTTCCATAGGCGTTATCTCTGTACTCTCTGAGTTCTTTGCCCCTGTATTTCTGGGCACCAATTTCTGTAGTGATCATGTACCCAATGGTTCCAAGACCAATCGTAGATACGAATGTTGCGAGTGCCTTCCCATCCATCATGTCTAGGTTGTACACGAGCTGCTTGTTGGTGGCGTTGATGGCGAACTTCCTGAACTGTAGGAATACATTTCCCATCGGGTGGTTCATCCAAGGGCTAAGGTTGCCAACCTTGTTCCTCTGAATAACTCGGTCAACATCTCGTCGAAGAGCAAACACAAGTTTGTTTCTGAGCCTATTGTCCATTGCCGAAAGGTTTAGTTTGACAATGTTCTTGCCAAGAAGTCCCTGTTCTACAACTGTGACACTTGGGTCTGCCAAGGCTTTCAATATCTCGTCGGTTTCTTCTTCACTGAAACCAAGATACTCAAATCTCTTTTTAGATTTCGACCAGAAGCTGTTGGCTACCTTCTTGCCATCCTTGACCTTGTAAGCCAAGTTGACCCAGTTCTGTAGAGTGGCAGCAACGTGACCATTCCTAAGCAGTTCATCAGCAGGACCAATACCAAGTGGGTTCAGTGTGATGCCTCTGCCCCCGAAAGTAACTGGGGCACCAGAAGCAACTGTCCGCATCCCCGTCATCGCCCGTGATGTTCCTGCAACGCCGTTTTCATCAATGCCTACATCGTCATGTATTCTGTAAGTACGTGTGAAACCCTCATCCAGCATGTCACCGGGTCGGATAAATGCATCAAGTTCAGCAAGAACTTCGTCTGAAAGCTCACCGTTATGCGCCTGTCTGAGTAGTTTTCTCAGCCTTGGAACCGACTGAAGCGTGGCCCTGAGGCCATTTGAGACGGTTGAGTTAGCTAATTCAGGCAACTGAGCCACACCTACATTACCCATTGACTGGATAAAGGCTAGATCTTGAAGGAATCTGAGTGCCCTTCGTGACTTATCATTCAAATTTCCCTGAGACATGCCCATGATTGCGTTGTACGCAACTTCAAAACCAGTCTGCATGTTCTCATCTAGGCCGCCCTCGCCACCTTGCAGCCACCTGATCATGTCACCACGGGTAGGAACGGTTGCTTCGGTGCCACTAATGGGGATATTCAAAGCCTTTGCAAGTTTAGTAAGCTCCGCAGACCCCAGCAGCCGCGTTGCATACTGTTCCATCAGTAGAGTCATGTCATTCTCAAGCAGATCTGAGAATTTGAGTATGCCTTTGCCCTCAACCTCAATGAAAGCAGCTTCGTTGAAGTTGATTCTTTTGTTGGTCATGCCAAGGTGAGGGTCTCTAGATTTAGGAATGAAGTACTCTAGTATTTCCTCGATTGCCTCAGGCTCAATGCCCTCTTTTTCAAGGACGCTACGCATAGAAGAGATCTTTGCGGCAGAGTGCGCTTCAGATTTGGGACTGATCCGTGCATTGACGTACCCAGTAGGGTCTTCAGCGTACTTAAACCACCCATTAACAATGGCTTTGACCTTTGCTGAACTCATGTCAGGGTTGTTTGATGTCAGTGCTTTAGTAAGAAGGTTTCTTACCTCTACCTCTCCAAACTTATCAATAGCTGCACTGACTGCCGAAGCAAGTGCCCTTCTTGGGACATAGTTGTTGTTGACAAACTCTCTAAATCCAGCAATGCCAGCTTCTTCCGCGTACTCAGCAAGGCCATTGAAGAACTTTCTTATCTCTGAAACAGCTTTGCCTTCAAGACCATCTAGATTTTTCCCTGTCCTGATGGCTTCAGCAACATTTGCGTCAAACTCTTCAAGTGCTTTATGTCCATTCGATCTTTTGATAGCCAGTCTAGCTTTCTGGAAGTTGCCCATAGCTACCTGACGGTTGGCATACACAATGGTTTCAACATCAATGCGTGGACTGCCGGTGGGATCTTCAACAAGGAGACTGAAGAAGCTGCGGACCCTCTCATTCTGGGATCTCTTTGCCATGATTGCCAGAGGCTTCGCTCCGGGTATAAAGTTCAGAGTACGTGAGAAAATGCTTTCTTCAGGAATCCGCTTGGCAAGTTCCTTTGCGTAGTCCTCAACAGAGAAGTTCAGGACATTCAAAGCATTCTTGATGGACTCATCGCTGTCATCAATGGCCTTAATGATTGCCGTTGCTGACTGACTGTCCAGCTCAAAGTCCTTTCGACGGGCGTTGATGATTTCTTCTCTGAGTTCTTTGGCAGTTCTAGGTACTTTCCTGTTGCCTTTTTTCCTTAATTCTCCAACGCGCTCACGGATTTCAGTACGCAGTGCTTCGTTGCTCTTTGGTTTGCCCGCGTCATCCAGAGTTTTAATGCCTAGCTCATCCGCTGACTTCCTGAGATCAACCATCTGCTTGAAGGTTGTTGCGTCTGTTTTACTGATGCGCTCTTCAATAGCACTCAGGGCTTGATCATCGGGACCAGCTTCTGATCTCCTAGTGGTTTCAATTCCACGCGCCTTAGCTTCAGCATACAACTCTTTCTTAGAAAGACCATTTACGTATCTCTCCGTGCCTTCTTCTGAAAGGAACGGACCAACGGTTCCCGGTCCAGTCCGCTCTTCCGCAGCAATAAGTTCTCTGAAGATCTGCCCAGTTTCTTTTCCTTCTACATCAATGCCTCTTCTTTTAGCAGTGGCAATAATCTGTTCAGCACCATCAGGACCAATCCTTGCAATAAGCTCATCTACGTTTGTCTTCTCAATGTCGGCAGCAATCCTGAGTTTTTCGAGCTTGACCTGATCTTTCCATCCTTTTTGGAAACCAGCAAGCCTCGGGAAAGCAGTGGATAATGTGGTGCCAAGGGCCACCGAAGCCAACGTGTTGATAACAAAGTCTTCGCCATCAGTGAAGGGGTCCACTGCCCATCTAAGTCCTTCAATAGGTGCATCAACAGCAGCAGATATTCCAAATCCTCTCATAGCTGCCTGCGCTCTGACTGTTCTTGTTGCAACAACACCTGCACCCACTGCCTTAGTTCCAATAGCAAGGCTTGCCAGAGGAGCAGCAGTCAAGAACACCGGGTCAAGCATTGAAACACCAAACTGGTATGCCATGCCTGTTGCTCCCATTTCTGAAAGCTGACGCTGGGTCTTCATCTTGTCTTTGATCGTTGTGGTGCGATACAGGAACTCTTCCAAGCTGTCTGAGTCAGCGATGTCATCAATGAAGTTTGCAGGAATGTCTCTTGCATGTAGTTTCAGTAGATCAGGAGTAATCTTGAAATCTGGATCTACTTCACTGGGCCTGTGCATCCAGTCAATAATTGGTCCGGTGACTGTTGAATTAAAGAAGACATCTAGGAAGGATGGAGTGCCTTCATCTTTCTTCTCAGGAGTCGCATCTGCGATCATCTTAGGAGTAGGGGTAGGACCAATGTACTCATTGAGGTAGCTAGGAAGTTGTGTCATGTTTATGGTCCCTCATACTGACCATCAGGTCCAAGATTAAGACTTCGTGACATGCGTTCACTCATTTCAGATTTGAGTTTTTCTTCTAGTGTCACAGGATCTCTAGGAAGTTTTGTTTCAGGACTTACAGGAAGTTTGAAATTAATGAGTGAACTGCCTGTTACAGGTTTAACCAAACTAGCTCTGTTGAGCTGATCTTCTCTGAACTGATCAATGTTGAAACTCTCAAGAGAGGAGTGGCTAGGTCCATAGGTGATTATGAATGTTCCATCATGTTTCCCAACAAACTTAACCCTATCCAAGAATTCAATATATTTATCGTCAGTGTTGTCTGAAGCACCTGACTGCTCAATTACAAACTCATTGACAGCAGCGGACAAGGGTGATTTTAGAAGCTCCTCACGCCGTGTCCCAATGCTGATGCGGAGATCTTCAATCATTCCATCGAACAGAGCAGGTGCCTCATCAGGTTTGAACTTGGCATTTGTTGTGATGTAGGTGAAGTGCTGTCCTGATTCCACAAAGTTATTCATAATATCGCTTGCGGCCTCAGAGGGATCACCTGCACCGCCGAGCTTGTAACGGACTCTTCCCATTTGCAATAGTAGATTCCCAGTAAGAGAGTCGTAGCCTGCTTCTCTAATCTGTGTCTCTAGCTCTGCTTCATACTCTCTGAATGCTTGACTATCCAATATGCCAGTTTCGATGTTGCCAACCGTGTTGAGTTTTGACAAGGCACCTTGAAGACTTCCTGAACCAATCGGCAGGTCACCCATGCCAGAGCCTTGATTTCCTTTTTCAAGGATATCCAAGAAGTAGAAGAATTCATTCTCACCTTTACCACTGAAGTACCCAGACATCAGCGCAGTGTTGCCGCTGTTTTTCATTGCCCTGTAAAGTGACAACGTGCTTTGGATGGCAGGAATATCTTCTTCCTCAATGGTCTCACCACCTGTTGCAAGATCAAACCCGCGCTTCACACGGTTCCTGAGATCTTCATCAATGTAGCCATTGTCTCTTTTCATGCTTTCAATGGCAGCAGCAACCTCTATTGATTCCATCTGAACACCCTCAGTGTTTTCTGGATCAATCTTATATTGATTCTTTCTTATCTCATTCTTTCGCCCTTCAAATCGGTTCTTCAACGCCGTCTGTCTAATTGGATCGGTGTTGATGGCAGTGTAATTAGGTGTTCCGTCTGCGTAATACTGAAAAATTCTAAGTTGTCGTGTTGCTGGGTTGTAGTCGAATATGAGCCTACCGTCAGCCTGTTCCGCGCCAGCCTTCGCATCGTTAAATATCTGCTCATCCGTTGCTAGGGGGTTGTGACTAAAAGCCTCCAAAAGCGCGGCATCAACAACTTTTGAAATCTGTGCATTCGCAGCCTTAGTGTTTATGTTGAACTTCTCTGCCGTTGCACGATCAATGTCATTCTTCTTCAAGCCATACAGTGCCTTCACTTTTGGGCTATCAAGAAGTGTTGTTCCGTTGCTGAGTGGCGCAGTCAAGATAGCCATGTATTCGGTGTTGCCCTGCAACCCTAGCTTGATCGCATATTCACCCACAACGTCTCGAAGACCATTGCTGCCGAGGGCCGCTCTCAGTCCCTTATCGGCAAGCAGTGCAGAAATTCGTGTGGTAACAGTCTCGTCTTCATCATCCAAGACAATATCGGCAACTCTTGCTCCAGCAAGGTTGGTGGATATTTCAACTGCTCGTTTCTCAGCCGCTGCTTCTTCTGCTTGATCATAATTAGCAATCACTTTATCCGCTTTCAATCGGAGATCAGCATCTTTGATATCCCGATTATCAAGTGTCAAGATAGAACTCACATCTCCTAATGCGGCGCGTTCAATGAGGAACATGTTGACTGCGGATCTCACCCCATCTTCACCCAGACGGCTGATAAAGTCTTCATCCTCAGATATGGCATCAAGACGTTCCTTGAAGAATTTAGGACTCATAGGTCCAAACATTTCTTCTGTAACCTGACGGGCAGAACTCGTATCATCCATCACAGCATTTACTTCTGCTCCGATGGAGTTGATGATGTCCTGTCTTTCTTTGCTGTTCCTGAGCTTGATAACATCATCGGTTGTCTGCTGTCTTACCTTTGAAAATTCTTTCTCAAAGTTGATCATGTAATAATGATCTTGAAGGATGTCTTCGCTCAGTCCCAAGGGGTTTGTGCGAGAAGACATGTAGGTAGCAACAGCAATGGTGGGGTCCGCTGCGGAGCTGATATTGTCTGCATTGTTTCGGAAATCACTGGTCAGGTTCTGGTTGCGGTTGTCCCTGATGAGTTGAGCATTCATCTTGGCAAGGGCGCGTTTAGCTCCAGCAGCAGCCCAAGGGTTTTCATCCTGTGTGATCAATCCTTTATCTACAAGATCCGCATACTTGAGCATGTTCCCATCACGGGCAGCAGCCAGTGCAAGTATCTCTGGACGTTTCTCCATAGCTGATGCTTCAGAGGACTGAAAAGCCTGCTCATTCTCCCTTACTTTCTCTTCTTGGAAGAAGCTGGTGAGAGTGTTGGAGAGCTGTCCAAGGAGGCGCATGGTCGGAGTGTATGTGTCAATGGGAGGAGCCAGCATTCCCTCAACCGTGGCTGGTGCGCTGGGTGCTGCTTCGCCAAAGGTTTCAAAGGCTGAAATGGTGTTAGCTGTTACTTGATAGTTTGGTAGTTGTGTCATTAGATCATACCTTCCATGACGTTAGAAAAGGTTGCATCAACTCCGGGCGCGAGTCCTGCGGCTGATGCCGCGTAGGAGGACGCAAACGCATTCCCCAGTCCAAGGGCCAAGTCCATTCCACCCGGCTGGTACACGCCCTGCACCTGATCACCGGGGTAGATAGGTTGCATAGGTGTGGGCATAGCTTGGTTGATCCTGTTCTGAGCGGTGGCCTTGATCGCGTTAATCTTGCGCTGTGACTGTCTCATGGCACCCTCAAGGTTGTCGTGGATGATTGCAGAAGCTCGGGACTCTATAGCAGCAAACTCCTGAAGAGCAAGCTGCTTGGACTGCCCAGTTGTGCCAGTATCACTTACCTTGAAACGGGCTGATGAAGCTGCTGACTGCTTGGCGTACTGGTCGATTG